TTTTTATTCAAACAGAAGACAGCATACGAGATTCCTAAGTGACTGGATCGTTCATACGATGGGAATACCACTGCACTTGGCAAATTGGGTGTTGGATTATCAGCAGCAGAACTTAAAACAATGAGTTTCACTGATGTTCAAGGCAGACTTTCAGACTTATTCGGTGGCGCTGCAGCTAAGAACGCAGAAACTTTCCAGGGTCGCATGGATCGACTCAAGGTTGCATTTGACGAAGCAAAAGAAACTATAGGTTACGCATTACTCCCAATCATTGAAAAACTTGTTTCATTCGTTGTCAATCAGGTTGTGCCTAACCTTCAAAAGTTTGCTAGTGCATTTGACCCAATCAAAAAAGCCATTGAGGACAACAAAGAATCATTCCAAAAACTTTGGGCGTTCATTGGCGATTATGTTATTCCAATCCTGACAACTCTTGCAGGCGGAGCGCTTAAGGTTGTTGGTGAAATCTTTGGCAAAATCATTTCAATTATCGGCTATGCAATAGACAAGATTTCTGACTTTGTTGACTCAGTGCGCAACATGGTTAATGCAGTTATTTCTGCTTACAATCGCCTTCCAACTCCTGACATTGCTCTTATTGGAGCAGGTGGAGGAAGAGCAACAAGTGGAGTCCCTGGAGCAATCGCAGGCAGTGGAGCAAGTTCTTTTGGTGGCGTTCTTTCAGGTTTAAGCGGCATCGCAACAGGCATGTCAGGACTTGCAGGCGCTGCAGGTGGCAAGGGTGGCGGTGGCATTACTGCAGCCAATAAAGCAGCTCTTGCACAAATCCAGGCAGACACAGAGTTTGCTCAATTCCTATTGGATCAATTAAGCGGTCAGGGAATCTTTACTGAAACCCGTCAGGCACAATCAGCGGCGTTCAATCAACAGTTGGCAAGTTCAGTCACAGTCAATTTCAATGGCGTTGTAGGCGATGGAGAATCAGTCAAGCGAAGCCTCATCGAATTGTTTAATGAATCCGAAGCCCGAGGAACTCTCGGAGCAACTGCGTTCACAGGACTTTAATCGATGACCGCTTGGAGTCCAGTTTGGCAGGTGTCGATTGACGGGGGAACTTTCACAACCGTCACTCTTGCAAATTTAACAATCTCCTCAGGTCGCTCAGACATCTATGCTCAACCTATTGCAGGCTATTGCTCAGTTGAATTGGTCAACACTGATCAGTCCACACTTGCCATTGAACTCAATGATTCAATAGCAATTCAGGTCAAAAACTCAAGCGAAACTTTTACTCCTATCTTTGGCGGTTATGTCACAGACATAGACCAAAGCGTGAAGTCAACAGGTTCAAACGCCATTGTTCAGACTTTCAAAATCATCGCTCTTGGTGCATTGTCCAAACTTCCAAAGATTCTAACCGAAGGAGTTTTGACCAAAGCATTTGACGGAACTCAGATTTACTCAATTCTTTCAGGAATTTTGTTCAATACTTGGAGCGAAGTTCCTGCAGCTATAACTTGGGCAACCTATTCGCCTGCAACCGAAACATGGGCAAACGCTCAAAACACTGGACTTGGGGAAATTGATACTCCAGGCGATTATGAACTCACTGATCGAGCAGCTAGCACAACCGATGTCTACTCACTCATTGCATCTCTCGCAACCTCAGGACTTGGTTACATCTATGAGGATTCTCAAGGGCGCATTTCTTATGCAGACTCAACTCATCGCAGTCAGTATTTGGCAGCTAACGGGTATTTAGAGGTTAGCGGAAATCATGCTCTTTCTCGAGGTATTGCAACCTCACGCCGTATTGGTGACATCCGAAACAAAGTGACGATAACCTACAAAAACGGTGCTCAACAAACTGCCTCAGATGCAACCTCACAGGTCAGTTATGGCGAGCAGGGGCAGAACATCACAACCTCACTGCACAACGCAGCAGATGCCTTAAGTCAAGCCAATTTCTATTTGAGCCTTCGTGCCTACCCTCAAAGTTTTTTCAAATCCATTACATTTGAATTAACCAATCCTGAACTCGACAATGGAGATCGTGATTCCCTCATCGGGACATTCATGGGATTACCTCTCGACATTCAGAATCTACCGACCAACATGACTGGGGGCAGATTCCAGGGCTTCGTTGAGGGTTGGACTTTCAATGCAGGATTTAACAAACTTTCAGTGACTCTGCTTTTATCGCCAATCGCATTTAGCCTCCAGGCGATGAAGTGGAGCAATGTTCCAATCACTGAGGCATGGAACACGCTGATACCAACATTAACCTGGACAAACGCTACAATAGTAGCCTGACAATAGGAGAACAATGGCAACAACGACAAACTACGGGTGGACAACACCTGATGACACCGCGCTCGTTAAGGATGGCGCAGCGGCTATTCGCACACTCGGTTCGTCTATTGACTCAACCTTAAAAACTCAAATCGACGCACAAATCCCTGATGCGTTACTAACAACAAAAGGCGACATTATCGCTGCGACTGGAGCATCAACACCTGCGCGCTTAGCAGTTGGCGCAAATGATTATGTTTTGACGGCAGACTCAACTGCCGCTGCTGGCGTGGCTTGGAAGCAATCAAGTAGCGGTGCATTTACTCAATTAGCAACAGGTTCATTATCAACAAGCACATTAACTCTTTCTAGTATTTCACAAAGTTACACAGATTTACGCCTAGTTTTATTGGATTGGTATCCATCATCAAATGCTTATTTGAAAATGACTATGAATGGAGTCACTTCTTTATGGTATGCAGGTTATACAAGAACGGGCTCAACTTTTACCAGCACAAATTATGCCGCAAGTTTTAATATAACTGCGGTGAGTGAAATTGCAAAAGGTGGACAAGACAATAATAATTTCACTCTCGTAGAAATACCATGTTATTCAAATACTGCAACAAATAAAATTGTAACTTCTGAATCCACTTTGTGGCTTTCGTCAAATGACCCACAAAGCCAAAGCGCTGCGGGAACTTGGAACGGGGGAAATGCTACAGGTGGCGGAACTGCAATGGGAGCAATTTCTTCATTAAGCATTACACTATCAGCAGGAACTTTCAGCGGTGGAACTTACATACTTTACGGAGTTAAATAATGGCTAAATTAGTAAATCGTCCAATGGTACTCGTTCACAATGTTGAAACTAATGAAGTAATTGACCGCGAAATGAACGATGCGGAATTTGCTCAATATCAAGCAGACCAATCAACGGCAAAAGCAGCGGCAGAAGCAAAGGCAAAAGCCGAAGCGGATAAGGCTGCTCTTTTGGCTCGTCTTGGCTTGACTGAGGATGAATTAAAAACAATTCTCGGATAATGAAGCCAAAACTTTCTAAGTCCGCCATTCAACTACGAGAACAAATTGACGATGCCTTCCCCGATCGTGATCGTCGCTCGGACTCAGGGGCTTACTCAGATGCAAGGCATGCAGCTCGTAAGTCTGACCACAATGCGGATGCTAATGGTTGGGTACGCGCCATCGACATTTCTCGCGGTTTATCCGAAGGGCGCGATGTCATGCCCGACTTGGTTGATCAGGTTCGACTTTATGCCAAAAAACATGGACGATTTAGTTACATCATTTTTGACGAGAAAATTGCTTCACCCATCCTTTCGTGGAAGTGGCGCAAGTATCGCGGAATTAACAAACACAACAAACACGCGCATTTCTCGTTTCGCAAGGATGCGGACTTGGATGACTCGTTTTTCAAAGAAATCCCTATGATCGGAGAAAACAAATGAACATGAAAAATCCTCTTGTCCTGACCGCAGGTGCATTTCTTTCTGCTTGGGCAGCTTCAAACTTCGATGTCGATTATCGCGCAATTCTTTGGGCGGTTCTAGCAGGTGTCTTTGGTTACGCCACTCCCAAAAAGTAATGAGCACGCAAGACTGGGCGGGTGTTGCAGTTGCTGCGCTGACCGTTATTGGTTCATTTATTGGGTCGGTCAAATGGTTAGTCAAGCATTACCTGAACGAGTTAAAGCCAAATTCAGGAAGTAGCATGCGCGATCAAATAACTGCACTTGAAGCGCGTGTCGAAACAATCATTCGTATCCTAGAGAAGTGACAATTTACTCATGGCAAGAAAAGCAACTAAGCAGCTAGAGGATCAGGGATACTCACCTCTTGAGGCTTACTGCATTGGACTCCATGAATTTTGGAAAGGACTCAAGAAAGCAGGTTTCACAACTGAAATTGCTCTTGGCATTATCTGCGAAAAGAGTTCGTATCCTGACTGGATTTTGCCTAACCCAATTAACCCAAACATTCCTGAGCCTGACTGGTATGACGATGAGGATGAATGACAAAAACAAAATCCAGGATTCTTGTAATTTCAGATTTACAGATTCCTTACCATCACGAACAAGCAGTTAAGAATTTAATCAAGTTAGTCAATAGGGAGAAGTTCGATCTTGTCATCAACACAGGCGATGAACTCGACATGCAATCCCAATCCAAATGGGCAAAGGGAACAGGGCTTGAATGGGAAGCAACCCTCGATGCTGACCGAAGCCTTGCTCAGGAGATTCTTTGGGACTTACGCACAACAGACATCACTCGCAGCAATCACACTGACCGCCTCTATCACACACTCCTTCGAGGAGCGCCTTCCCTAATTGGTTTGCCTGAACTGGATTATCCAAAGTTTATGGATTTTGCCTCATTAGGCATCCGTTTTCATAAGAAACCATTTGAGTTCCATCCAGGTTGGGTTTTGGTTCATGGGGACGAGGGTTCGATGAACTCCAATGCAGGACTGACCGCACTCGGTTTGGCTAAGAAGTTCGGCAAAAGCGTTGTTTGCGGTCACACTCATAGAGCGGGCATCAGTGCCTATTCTGAGGGCATAGGAGGCTCATACAGGACTCTTTGGGGCGTGGAGGCAGGTAATGTCATGGATAAGCGCAAAGCCTCTTATTTGAAGGCTGGAGCGGCTAATTGGCAGATGAGTGTCGCTATCCTAGAAACGCATGGCAAAAACCTTTCGCCTATGCTCATTCCTATCAACAAGGTCGGAAGAGCACACGTCTGAACTCCAGTCACTTAGGCATCTCGTATGCCGTCTTCTGCTTGAACAAAA